CGGGATTACTGTCATTGGCACGGTGGTCGGGTACAGATGCCGCTGAGCCGCGATTAACGCTGCCTGACGCGACGTCTGCCTGTGAGCTGGTGCAATACAGCTGTGAGGCGTGGCTGTACTGTATGGGCGAAATGGTGGGCGCTGATCCTGCTTTTTACCAACTGAGGAAAAAAGTAATGGGGTACATCATCAACGTCAAGGACTATACGGATGACAGCCGGTTTGCACGTTATACCAAGCAAGGCTGGATGCCAAAGGGCAAGCTTGCCAAGCTCACGAGGGTTAAAACCAAGGATCTGGATGAGGTGCTGTCGTCTTTGACGCTCAGTAAAGAGGTCAGGATGATATCCGCCCAGCAGGGTGATGGACCAGAACGGTACATCGCTCGTTGAAAGTTATCCACAGAAAGGGGTGTGAAAAAGAGGCCGAAAATGGCCTCTTTTTTTGGCCAGCAGGGGTGAAAATGTGTGCACTCACTCGTGAGTGCATGTGAGTGCATTGCCCGACAAGTGCACTCAGGTGCACTCACGATTGAGTGCATTTTTGAGTGCACGCCAAAACGGGGGAAAAAACGCTTATAAGTATATGAAATATATATATAATATATATATTTTTTATATTATATATATGCTCTTTTCCCTGCTTGCACTCATGAACTCATGTATAGTGTCACTTTTATCATGTTGTCGTATTCCCGACATTTTTATGTCGTATATGACGTAGTTTTCTGTATTTTTATGTGTTTTTTGTGGGATACCCTGAGTGCATGAGTGCATGAGTGCACTGGCCAAAAACCCTGCAGGCGGTAATCATTGTAACTGCCACTTTTTTAAGCAGCTACCTGCGGGTAACTTTTGGGTTATTTTCGTGCTTGTTGTGTGGTATAGTTGGTTGGGTAATTACTTTACGGGTATAAAAAATGGCTACAGTTAAACGGGGCAGGGGCCAGCCACCACACAAGCCCACGCCCAAGACACGGCAAACCGTGTCGGATCTGGTCGGTTATGGTTTCACAAATGAATACATTGCCGGTTATCTCAAACTTTCCCAACCAACCCTTCGACTGCATTACAAAGACGAAATTGCTAACGGTAAAACGGCCTTGCGCCATTTTGCCACGCAGTCCGTTTTTCAGCAGGCGTTTGGCAGCCGCGCCAGACCGAATCGCGACCCGGCCAATAACGCCTTGAAAATGTTTGTGATGAAAACGCAATTTGGTTGGCGTGAAGTTGACAGGCGGCTGGATCAGCTTGAGGACATGGTCAAGGCGGTTATGCAGTCGGTCCAGACCATGCCGATGGATGAGTGGGAAAAACGGTACCCGCCAGTCAAGGCGGTGGTCAACGGCAGCCAGCCAAATGGTAAGCATGTCAAGGGCAAGCGCCGAAACGCCTGAACAGATACGGCCACAGCCCGGGCCCCAGTCAGCCTTGCTGGCCTGCCCTGCGCAGGAAATCTTTTTCGGTGGGGCGCGTGGCGGGGGCAAATCCCACGGCATGATGCTGGACTGGATCAGCCACATGGCCAAGTACCCACGATATGCCCGGGGCATTATTTTTCGCCGCACCTATCCCGAGCTGTCGAACATTATCGACGAGGCGCTGGAGTTGATGCCCAAGTTTGGCGGCCAGTATATGTACACGCAAAAGACGTGGCACTTTCCCGGCGGTGCATCGCTCAAGTTGAGGCAACTGGAGCGCGACAGCGACGCCACACGTTACCAAGGCCACCAGTACACATACATCGGACTTGATGAGGCTGGCAGCTGGTCCAGCCCGGAACCATTGTGGAAACTCAAGGCAACGCTGCGTAATGCTCACGGCATTCCGTCTCGCATGGTACTGACGGGTAACCCGGGTGGTGTTGGCCAGACATGGCTAAAGGATCGCTACATCAGCCATGCTGACCCTTATGAGCTTGTGGCGGACAAGGATGATGACGGGTGGTACCGCACCTACATACCCTCAAAGGTGTGGGACAACCAGATTCTTTTGCAATCAGATCCGTCGTATATAAACAGGTTACGGCAGGTCGGCAACGACGCGCTGGTACGTGCGTGGCTGGAGGGTGACTGGGACGCCGTCCCGGGCATGTATCTGGAGGGTGTGTGGGACAGGGATCGCCACGTCGTGGATCCATTTGAGATACCACCGGAGTGGCGGCGGTTTCGCTCCATGGACTGGGGCTTTGCGGCACCGTACTCAGTGAACTGGTGGGCGCAGGATTTTGATGGCAAGCTTTACATGTACAGGGAGTTGTACGGGCGTGGACCCAACATCGGCGAAGGTACAAGGGAGGAAGCGGATACTGTGGCCAAGAAAATACTGGAGCTGGAATCCCGTGAGCGTGAGGTGTTGGGCATAAAGTTCCGTAACTCACCAGCTGACTCGGCAATATGGATGAATGATGGGCGTTTCAAGTCAATTAATGATATATTCGCAGAGCACGGTGTGCGTTGGGTGCCAGCGGCCAAGGGCCCGGGCAGCAGAATCAATGGTGCTCAGGAGATTGTGAGCCGGTTGCGCGATGACACAATGGTAATTTTCAGTACTTGTAAAAACTGGCTGGAAACGGTACCCTCGATACCAGCTGACAAAACGCACCCGGAAGATGTCGACGACGAGTCGGTTGACCATGCGTGGGACTCCACCCGGTACGCCGTAATGTCCCGGCAGGCGAAATCACGCAGGCCGGAAAAAGAGGTGTCAGATGTCGGCACGTTTGACTGGGTGGCCCATGATGCCAAACAACCAAGTGAAGAGACTTACTATTGATGGACAACGATATATCGAACAACACGACGAAGGGCAACGAGCCGCCCACCGACGCTGACGCCCTCATAAAAGAGATGCAGAAGCGGGTTAACGCCAGCGGTAAAAAGTGGGAGGGGCAGTTCCGCGAAATGCGGCGCTTGCGCAAGTTCATCGCCGGTGACGACAAGCCAGCTGGTTCTGTTTATTACGAATTTATGGATGAGCCGTCCAATGGGCCGTCCACCCACATGGCCAATATCGTATACGCCACCCTGCAGGGCCTACTCCCTCTACTGTACGCCAAAGATCCAGAGGTTGCCGTCAAGCCCACCACACAGGTCGACCCAAACACCGAGAGTTATACCGTCTCGAGCAAGTTTGCCCAGACACTGGAGCTGATACTAAACCGGTCATTTCTGGAGAGCGGCCTCAAGCAGGCAGCAAAGGCGGCGATCACCGAGGCGCAGATCAACTCGGTGGCTGTTACCAAAACCAGTTACCAGTCCGACTATTACCGCGACCCTATTATTCTTAACCGTATAGACGACCTGCAGCAAAAGCTGGCGCAAGCCCGGGCGCGAGGTCAGGAGCTCGAGTCTGAAAAGCTCGAAGCTGACGAATATGAGATACAGGCGCAGCTGATGCAAAACGAAGTCGAGGCGCTGCAGCAACAGATCGATATTCCACAAGCGGAAGGCCTTGTCATTGACCTGATCCCGATTGATGATTTTCGCCTTGACCCACACGTCGACACCCTGCGCCAGTATAGACAGGGCAGCTGGATGGCGCAGCGCACATGGATGACACCCGAGCAGGTGCGCACGACCTTTGCGGCTGATGACGACGCGATTGATGATATCAGACGTTACCAGCGCAACGACGACGGCATACCCAAAAACATGGATGAGGGCGAGTACGCCACACCCGGCGACGCCGTTGAACACAAAGGCGTTGTGCTACCAATCTGGGAGCTGTGGGACAAAACGACATCCAGCGTATACACATGGGGCGAAGGCGGTAAAAAGTGGCTGCGCGACCCGTGGCAGCCAGAACGGCTTGGGCAGCGGTGGTATCCATTTTTCCTGCTCGCGTTCAACTGGCTGGATGCCTCTCACGAATGGCCGATATCTGACGTGGCCCTGCTTGAGAATCTGGGCAGGGAATACGACGAGATTCGCAGACAGGCGTTTGAACACCGGAAACTTTGTGCGCCCCACTATCTGGGTGACCGGTCCAAGATCGCAGACCGGTCTGACGTTGAGACGTTCGCCGTTGCAGGCTTGGGCGATGTGGCCCTGATTGACGCTGGCGGCGTGCCGGTTAACGAAGTATTTCAACCCGCTGTGCCACCCCCTTACAACCCCAACGTATACGACACGACACAGATCCGCACAGACGTTGAATGGACGTCCGGGCTGGGTGATGCGCAGCGCGGTGGTGTACTGAGATCCAAAACAGCGACCGAGGCCAATATCCAGCAGTCGGGCTTGACCGCTCGCATGGATGAAAAACGCGACCAGCTGGAAGACTGGCTGACCGACATGGCAAAGTACGCCAGTGAGATACTGATCATGTCAATGTCACTGTTACGGGCACAACGTATAGCAGGCCCCGCTGCTTTTTGGCCACAGGTCGATCGTGAGACCCTGTACACAATGGTTGAGGTTGAAATCAAGGCCGGGTCGACGGGCAAGCCAAACAAGGAACGTGATCTGGAGTTGTGGATATCCCTACTGCCGGAACTGAAAGAATACGCGCAATTTATCATGCAACAACGCGCCCAAGGTGTGCCAGACGAGGAAAACATATGGGTGCAGATCATGATAGAGACGTTGCGCCGTGCTGATGAAAACATCGACATTGAGAAGTTTTTACCCGGTGAGCCGGTTGCCACTGAGGCGCAGCCCGGTACCGGTCAGGTCGGTCCACAGGGCGCAACCCCGGATGAATTAGCGGCTCAGGGGGCACCTCAAGGCCAGTCTAACGGGGCAGGTGAGATGTCACCCGAGGAGATGCAGATGGCGCAGCAGCAACAAATGGCCCAGATGGAGGCCGAGCAGGCACAAGCCAAGATGCAGATGGAACAACAGCAACGCCAGTTCTCAATGGAACTTGAAGCCCGGGAAATGGAAGGCAAAGAGGCTTTGACCAAACAACAACTCGAGCACCGGGAGCGGAAGATGCAGCTTGAAGAGGCGCAGGGCGGTGAGGCCATCGCAGCTGCGCGGCGTAAGGCGATAGACAATACGGTGAGCGAAAGTCGCAGGGCCCAGATCGAGGCGGCCAAGGCACGGGCGCAAATTGAACAACAACGTACACGAGGTAAGTAATGGAAAATGGCAAAGCAGCTCATGAGGCCGGGTTTGCATCCCGGGAAGCGCTTTTTGATGCACTGGCCAAGGCGGTTGATGAGTGTTCCACACCTGAACAACTCCTGCGCGTGCTAATTAGTCTGGATAAACTTCGAGCGGATCTGGTGCAGGCGATTGACGCTGTAGATGAGTTGAAATTAGTCATTGAAACATCGATAAACGAGCATAACGAGGAACTTAAATATGCCACCCGAAATTAATCAAGCAATAGATCAGGATCAGGATCAGGTTCAGAATTATCAAGAACCTGATCCGGTTGAAACCAATGAGGTTGAGCCGCAGGGTGAAGCCGAGCCGGTAGCTGAAGCACGCACGTCGGATCAGGAAGACTCCGACCTGCTGGACATGATGGAAAAGCGCCTCGGTGAGATGCGGGACGACGATGTTGTTGCGCCAGCTACCGAGCCGGATGAGGGTAAAGACGAACCACAGGCCAAGGACGAAGACGAGTCAGCCGAGAAGGCTGAGGACCCTGATGCAGTGGCACAGGCGAAGCAGGACAAGGAAGACGATGAGCTGATTGCCTCAATTACCAATGAGCGAACCGCCAATCGGATTCAGCACTTCCGCGAGGAAAATAAAAAGATCAAGGGGGAGCTGGAGGCTCTGAGCGAGCAACACACCAATCTTGAAAAGGCCTCTCTCACCTTGCTTGAATACATCGAGGATTCACAAACAACCTCTGACCAACTGTCTGCAGAACTGGCACTCAACAAGGCGGTCAATACCGGTGATTTTACAGATGTACGCCCGGCTTATGAGCGCATGAAACAGCAAATGGCCAAGGTGGCGCTCGGCCTTGGTGAGCCACTGCAGGATATGCCCCTGCCGGACCATTTACAGGATGCGGTCAATAATCTGGACATCACCCCGGAGCTGGCGCAACGCCAAGCAGCCATGCTGGCACAGCAACAACTGCGCGAACATTATCAGCAGAGCCGCTTTAATAGCCAGCAACAAATGGAGCAGGAACAGGCGGCTCGCACACAAGCGGTGGAGCAAATCCGTCAGTGGGAGCGGCAAATGTCCACCACCGACGCCGATTTTAAAGGCAAGCAACAACAAATGCTGGAGTCAGCCGATCAGATAATGCGCTCAACGCCACCCGATCAATGGTTGAATTCTTTACAAAATCAGTATCACATCATAAGCCAAACGCAACAGCGTTTGTCCAGCCAGCGCACGCGCGAACCATCGCCACTGCGCCCCGGGACAACCAGCGGTTCGACCAACGCTGCGCCAGTGCCGAAGAATTTTGATGACAACTTTAACCAGACGCTTAAACTCTTACAATCAAAACGGGGTTGACAGCGGCGTTGAGATTGTTATACATTTAACCTAGTCGTCTTCCAGTTGTACCCGGAGTCATGCCCGGGATAACTTCAAAGTTATCGACTTCTGCTCTTCGTTAACGGTGAGTGTCGTGAACCACCACAGGAGTTACCAAAAAATAGACGCATTTTTTGTAAACTTTAATGGAGGGCACATATCATGCCATTTTCAGCTGAGGAAATCACGGAACTGGGTTATAGTTCCCTGAATTACTACCTCAAAAACAACCCCATCGACCAGATCGCCCAGCAGCGGCCGCTTTTGCGTAAGCTGATGGCTAAAAAACGCTCATTCCCGGGCGGTAACGATTCGGTGGTCGAACAACTGCGCAAGTCTTACGATTCCAACATGCAATGGTTTCAAGGCGAAGAGCAGGTCACCTACAACGTCAAGAACACCCTCGATCAGGCCAAGTTCCCGTGGAAGGGTTGCCATGACGGCTTCAAGATGTCGGAAGATTATTTACTGGCGAACGGCATTACTGTAACGGACTCCGTCGGTCCTCGGGAAAACTCACGAGGTGAGTGCCTGCGACTGACCAATCTGTTCAAGGAAGCAATGGAAAGCCTGCGCCTCGGTTTTGAAGAAACCCTTGATCTGGATCTTCACTTGGCAGCCACTGCCACTGAGAAAATCGACGGTCTTGACGGTTTGATTACTCTCACCCCGGCGACCGGTGTAATTGGCGGCATTGACCGTTCAACTGCCGGTAACGAATGGTGGAGAAACCAGATCGAAGGCGCTGCAGGTGGATCTGTTACCACCCCGTTGACGTCCTCAAACATGATTGCCGCACTGGAAGCCATGTGGCGTCGATGCATAATCAACGGTGGTGCACCTGATGCAATCCTTGCTGGCGCGACGTTTGTGGATACCTTCCGCACTGCAGCCAAGGGTGAAATCAGTCGTTACATGGTTCAAAACACCACGTTCACTACCCCTGCCGAGTTCGACCCGTCGACCAAGCAGAGCATGGGGGCCACGTTTACCGGTCTGCACTTTCAGGGTGTCCCGATTACGTACGACC